TTCGGGTATAACCTTAGGAAATTTTTTCCCACCTGTAAAGCACTTTTTATATAAATCTATAATTATATAATTCTATGACAGTTGCCAGAGAGCATCATGCAACTGGATACCTCCGTTGCACTGGTTGCCCCAGCCATGCCAGCCATCAGGTAAATCACCGCGAGCAAACAGCTCAATACGAGGAACATCACCTAACAGTCTTACCAGCTTGTCACGAACCACATCAGGCTTCCGTGAATGTTCCAGACGAGGCGATGTAAACGACTGAATGATCCCCGCATCAAGGCGGGTCGGCAGTTTGCCTTTTACCGCAAACAAGCAATCTTCACTGTTCGCACGAGTCATATGCCCCATCCCCATCACCAGCTTATCTGGTTGTCGGCTACCACATTTGTTCCATGTGAAGCCCTTCATGGTCATAAGCCTGAATCCCCATGCTTTCACCACCAGCAACGCTTCTTCTGGCTGAGTCGGAACCCACCACATGGCCAACAAACACGATTCAGGATTAGCAAGCTGCCAGACAGGAATACGAGCAATATCCTCAGCTTTCATCGTTGGATACTTAAAACCAGCGCCACGACTCCCATCCTTACACTTGTCTTTGTATTCCCAGGGGGGATCTGCATAAATCAGATTAAACAATGCAATTGCCTCCATGTTAGTTGTGCCTCCGGCGCTTATCTCCGGCAGTCATAACGCTGGCCAGCTCTACAGCAGACACAACGAAAAGGGCACTAACCAGACTGATTAATGCCCTTGCCTGTTGTGTGCCGGATATCGCCCGACAACGCTGTTTTGGTAACACGGCTACAGTTCCGTGCCGCTCCAGCTTTTACCCCTTTGCGGATAACAGGCCCTGCCTGTAACTTAGCCCCACGTTCGCCCGAAATGCGCACCAGGCACGCATAAAGATGAGCACGAAGGAAGTAACTCCACCGCGCTTATCTTTATGTGTGAGAGTGAATTGGTGGCCCCTACCGGATTTGAACCGATGACCGTGCGATTATGAGTCGCCTGCTCTAACCACTGAGCTAAGGGGCCATATTTGATCTGTTTGTCTGGTGTGGCGCCGCGCACGAAAATCCCAGCCAATAAATTCAGGATTTTTGGGCGCGGCGGCATATCAGACAAACATGGTTGATGCGTGCGCCCATAAGAAAAGCGCATAGAATGTTGTAACTATATATTTATATAATTATAGAAATATATATTACTTTCGGCAGTTGATTTCCCATGCCCTGTTATGAGCCAGAATATCTTTCTTTGTCTGGCGGTCCATAACATCGATGTCGTGATCAGTCAGGTAGATGGGCTTTACCCAATCACAGGCGGTATCAACCACCACCGGGACGCTTCCACGACTCCCGCAGCTCGCGATCAACATCGTCATCAGCCATATGGTTAACACTCTGCTGTACATTCCCCACCTCTTTTGTCACTTCTATACGCCGCTCCGCAGTGGCTTTTACGGCGGCTGCATTCTCATTAATGCGCTGCTTTTCAGCTTCATATTCGGCCTTTTCTCGCCCCTTCATACGACCAAAACCAAATGCGCCGAATGCAACTAATATAATGGTGCCGATAAATGACAAAACGGCTTTCAAACCAGTCATACCACCACTCGCTCTTTCATCCAGCCATAGACAAACGACTCATTTGCTTCGCGTTTCTCCGCCAGGTCCAGATAACGGTCGCCCTGCGTACAGTTAAGGGCCGTCAGCATTACCCGTTCGCCGTCTTTTCCCCGATTCCCAAGATAAGCACGTAATGCCGCAATGGTGCGCGGGCCGATTCGCCCATCCACATCCATATCTGGATACAACTTCCCGCCACGGTTGAAAACATTCAGCCAACGTTGAAGCATCTTCGTAGCCACAGTCGGCCCCATGTTGACGCCCGTATCGCACATCTCAGCCGCAATATCAGGGGAAAATTGCGCCACCTGGTCAAAACGAGGCCCATACCAATAATCACCTTCAAGAATCATCAGAGCCTGTTCTCGCGTCAGATCTCGCATATCGCCACGGTATCCGTGAGCACGGGCAGTATTCTGAGTGATGCCCCACATTGTTGGGCCTCCCTTGTCGTCAGGGTGATCAACATAACCGCCCTCTTTTCCAAGAATGCTGTTAAAAATCTCATCTTTGGTCATGATTAAATCCTAATGCGTCAACTATCCGCGCCAGATTGCCCCTGAAATACAGAACAACGATGCAGATAATCAGATTTCCAATAACCACCAGCCAGTGGGATTCTTGATAAAGACCGAACACATAACGGAAGGGAACATTGGCGTATACAATGACGTAGATATAAGCTAGAAAGGAAACAAATGGACGATGCCTGGAGTCTTTCCGTCGATAAAGCATCAGCGCCATTACTATTACTGTGCAAAGCACCGCATTAATCAGTGCTGACGGGTCACTGCTTACCATTTGAACCCCCTCCACGTAAGCGGGAAAGCATTCCAAAGATGCTACCGAGATCCTGGCTGTTTACGAACGTGAGGATTTTAATGGTCAATGCAGCCACAATAACCGCACCAAGCGCATCCAGAGGACGATCGTTGTAGCTGGTCCATTTGGCAAGAAATGAGCCAACTAACGGCGCTCCAATCACTCCAACAATGAACGATGTAAAGAAATAGCCAATCAGCTTGAGACGGCTAATATTCACCGCTGTAGCAACATAGAAAACAGCGCCAGCAAATGCCCCGAATACAACGCCGTAATCAATACCAGTTGCAATACCAAAAACGCTGGCACCCATCAGGCCACCAGCAGCAACGGCCGTACCGGAAATTGGTTCTGCTGACATTGAAATCCTCGTTAAAAAAAAAGCCCCGCCGAAAAAGGCAGGGCTTCATAAAGCAACAAATTACGCGGTAATCGCTTAACGCAGTTTTACTACGTTAAATGAAACACTACACCCAGTTACCACCTAAAACAAGGTTTCCCCATAAAAAAACCTTCATATCGTGGTTAATCGATCAATAAAAAAGCAATGTTCAACTTTTTACCAACCGAACATCCCGACCAGGACTTCCATAATATTCGCCGATATGCCACTGCTTAAGTTGAGTAATCTTCTCCAACTTAACTCCCATAGAGTCCAGTTTCTGCCATGTTTTCGGTTGTATGTGCTTCATTACCCGCTCTGAATATCTGAATACTGCTCGTAAGCGCATGGCTTCTCACTACAGCTTATATATGTTCACGACTGGACTTCCAGAATATCCACGCCAGATCAACATTCGGGTCCTGGTAATTCATCCCTTCGTTGGCACGAAGCAATAATGTTTCATGGTTTTTATCACCCGCATGAAACCTGACAAGTGCTTCGAACTTTTCGCGCCCATCATCCGGCACTACCGGCTCTGGTTGGATAGTGACGTTGGCAAAGGCAGCACGCAAACCGGCCTTAATTTCCTCTACTTCATCAGCGCCTAGCGATGAATCTGACAATGCGTGATGGAATGCGTAAGCCATATCGTCGTTTACTGCAACCGGCTCTGCTTCCAGTGATGCCAGTGCAATTTCATAAGCACGGCGCTCAATATTGTCTCTAACGTCCAAGCTGCCTATGCGCTCTTTGATTTCTTTAATCATTTCTTTGTCGGTAAAAGTGGTCACATCACTCTCCTTTAGTGCGCAGATAACTGTGGTTTTTCCAGCGGTTTTGCGCCGCGCTGGGCTTTTTGCAAAAACCACAATCCATCATCCCGTAATGTTTCATTAACCCCATCCGTCGGTTGCTGAGTCTCACCCACTGCCAGACGCCAGGAGCGTTTCTACGAACTAACAGAATCTTTGCTTTACGGTTTTTCATCGTTTGCCCCCTGCTTTTCTGCCCTTAACACCATGCGAGAACCATCATCCAGCTCCCAATTGATTTCACCGCCTTCTGCCATGACAAGATGCCAAACGAGTTGTGCGGCCTCGTTGGTTACATCACGACCGCGATCATTGCCTACACGGCGTTTTGTTCCGTCACCTAAATCGCGCATTTTGGCCAACACGATGGTTTTTGATAGCGGTGAAAAACCAAGCTGTAGCCGTGCGGAATTACTCACTGGTTGCCCCCTGAATACGTTTAAACTCAATTACCCATACCCACGGGTTAGATAGCCAGTTCTCTTGCCCGTAAATACCGCGCCAGATATCACCAAAGCCAACGCGATAAACCGCTTCCGGCGGTGTAATCTTGTACGTCGCCGGAGATGCGCCTTCCGCTTTAGCATCTGCCTCGCTCATGTCATGCAGCCGTTCCACACGCACGTCGGTAATTTCCAGCAAAATACGCGAAGCCCAGCGCGGCATGTGAATCGACGGGGTCCAGCCCTCAGCTGGCTTGCTACTATCTGAGTAATCAGCCTTGTAATCACACAGTTCAGAAGCCAGAGAGACACCATCTTTGATTTCCTGAATGACATCGTTATCCAGCCAAAAAGCGTTGAATGTTTCACGGACCCATATGCGATCACCAACGTTACCGAACGGGCATAAACCATGTTCCGGTGCATCCATAACGTGGGTATAGACACCATTGCGTTTCTTTGTCGGTTTACGGATAACCAGGCAGTTATCGGCCCTGACATTTTTTACAGGTCGGCGAGTCTGCGTTTTCCTTCCTTCGAGGATGGCTCTGACCATCTCATCATTAAAAATCATGCCGCGCTCTTTCACCTTGCTCACTTCAACTCCTCCCGACGACGTTCCTGAAGCTCTAGCATTGCGGCTCGGAAATCCTGCCACCACTCCTCATCTGCAACGGGGGTGTTCCGCTCCAGCACCTTGTCCGCATCTGCGATCAGATTTGCCAGACTCTTGTCTGAAATCTTCGTTACCGGAGTCGTTGGTTGCTCAACCTGCCCGATAGGTTTTATCGTGCTCAAAAGGAGGCGACGGCTGGAAAGTGGCGACCCACAACGGCGCCCATCTTCCTTGCGATATGTTTCTTTCGGACCAACACACCAAGTTGTCGGCGTTTCGCGTAACTTCACTTTTTTCTCACCATCAATGGTGATGATTATTCCGGTATGGGTTTTGATGCTCATGCCACAGCCCCTCTCAACGGCTTAACTTTGGCTAATAAGGTGTTAAACAACATGGAGTTAGGGTTCATGCCAAATGGCAATTCCGGTTTAGCGGAGTAGTACAGGCAACCATTTATTTTCCTGGTTGTTATCTGTCCTTCGGCAACCATGCTTCTCAGTCTGCAACGCATAGAGTTCTGCGACACACCAATGTGCTCCGCGATTACGTCCACTTTTGAACATGGGTGATCGGTCAGGAAATTAATCACATCTTGGGGGTTAATAATTTTGCGTTTCATTGTCGAGGCGTCCTTATACATTTATATAAATATATAATTCTATATACAGCGGGAGACATCCCGCCGTATGCTTACTGTCAGGCTTTCAATAGCGATTCTTTCAGATATCGGGCATCAGCCAGGGCGTTTGGAGTAATCTTGCGAACCCATGCATTACGGGTTGGACTCCACTTAAAGGCGCGTGATTTAAGCAGCGAACGAATGTTTGCCTCTGGTTTGCCAGGGAAATAAAACAGGATGCGGTTATCCTCTGGATCTATCTCCATAGAAAAGCCGTCGTATTCTTCGCGCTGTGCTCCTGTTACAGACTTGACCGATTCAAGCTCCTTAATACGGCTCTGTAGTCGTTTGATTTCGGCGTTATTGTTGCTCAGTGCGTATGAAGGGAATCCGATGCGCCCACAGAAATCTCCGGCCAGTAACTCTTTGGCTTCGCTTTCTGTAAACCTGAGATCGATTAATGCAGAAAGCTGCTGTAATTGGTCTTTTTTGTATTTGCGAATGGCCTTATTTGCGGCCTTCATTTTGACGTGTGACTTCATGCAGCCTTGCAGTTTACGAAGCAACTTAAATAGCGCATCAGGATCATCAGACGAAATTCCATTACGACCAACACCTGCGGCTTTGCTCTCGTAGTGTGATGCTTTACTTTCGCATTCAACAAACGCTTTTCTGAATAACGCATCAGCTTTAGACAAACGGCGGCGATGGCCTTTCGCGCTATAATGGTCAACTAAAATCGGCTGGCCTAACGGGATCACATCCAACAGGTCATGCGCTCGCTTATGCGCTACCGCTCCTTCTTTTCTGGCTTTTTCTGCACGAGCAATATATCGGGCAAGACGCGCGTTCTGGCGTTCCTGATAGGTGTTTACGTAATCATCTCCGCGCTGCTGCTGTTCAAGCCATGCTTTGCGCAGATCTTCTGTTACGTCCACCAGCTCCGCAGGGATACAACCAGTTTGGGCTTCATAAGAGTAACCATCCTCATAGATGCGCCCATCGTCTTCAACAAAGAAAAAGGTTTCGTGCTCATCGCTTTTGACCATACGACCATTAACATGGCGTAATAGGTAGCCAGTATCAGTGCTTAACAGGCTGTTAGGGTTGTTGATCCAGTCAGAAATAATTACTTGTTTATTCATCAGATTTCTCCGGTTTAACCAGGGCGGGTATCGCTCGGTTTCGGGTATAACCTTAGGAAATT